ATGTTTAAACCGGAACTCCTTTCCCCGGCGGGAACGCTGAAAAATATGCGTTACGCTTTCGCTTATGGCGCAGATGCTGTTTATGCGGGCCAGCCGCGTTACTCCCTACGTGTGCGCAACAACGAATTCAACCACGAAAATCTTCAGCTCGGCATCAATGAAGCCCACGCGCTGGGGAAAAAGTTTTATGTCGTGGTCAACATTGCACCGCACAACGCCAAGCTGAAAACCTTTATCCGTGACCTGAAACCGGTGGTGGAAATGGGGCCGGATGCGCTGATTATGTCCGATCCAGGGCTGATTATGCTGGTGCGTGAGCACTTCCCTGAAATGCCGATCCACCTCTCGGTGCAGGCTAACGCCGTAAACTGGGCGACGGTGAAATTCTGGCAGCAAATGGGCCTGACCCGCGTGATCCTCTCTCGCGAGCTGTCGCTTGAAGAGATTGAAGAGATCCGCAATCAGGTGCCGGATATGGAGATCGAGATCTTCGTTCACGGCGCACTGTGCATGGCCTACTCCGGTCGCTGCCTGCTCTCTGGCTATATCAACAAGCGCGATCCGAACCAGGGTACCTGCACCAACGCCTGCCGCTGGGAGTACAACGTCCAGGAAGGGAAAGAAGATGACGTTGGCAACATCGTACACAAGTACGAGCCGATTCCGGTGCAAAATGTTGAGCCGACGCTGGGTATCGGCGCGCCAACCGACAAAGTGTTTATGATCGAAGAGGCCCAGCGTCCGGGCGAGTATATGACCGCGTTTGAAGATGAGCACGGCACTTACATCATGAACTCGAAAGATCTGCGCGCCATCGCCCATGTAGAACGCCTGACCAAAATGGGCGTGCATTCGCTGAAAATCGAAGGTCGTACCAAATCTTTCTACTATTGCGCACGCACCGCACAGGTTTACCGCAAAGCTATCGATGACGCCGCTGCGGGAAAACCGTTCGATACCAGCCTGCTGGAAACTCTGGAAGGTCTGGCGCATCGTGGCTATACCGAAGGTTTCCTGCGTCGTCATACTCACGACGATTATCAGAACTACGAATACGGTTATTCAGTTTCTGACCGCCAGCAGTTTGTTGGTGAGTTTACCGGTGAGCGCAAGGGGGACCTCGCAGCGGTAGCGGTGAAAAATAAATTCTCCGTTGGCGACAGTCTTGAGCTGATGACGCCGCAAGGCAACATTAACTTTACCCTTGAGCACATGGAAAACGCCAAAGGCGAAGCTATGCCGGTCGCACCAGGCGATGGTTATACTGTGTGGCTCCCGGTCCCGCAGGATCTTGAGCTAAATTACGCGCTGCTAATGCGTAATTTCTCCGGGGAAACCACGCGTAACCCCCACGGTAAGTGATTAATTTCGATTATTTTTCCCGGATGGAAAATTCTTAGAAACCGATCACATACAGCTGCATTTATTAAGGTTATCATCCGTTTCGCTGAAAAACATAACCCATAAAATGCTAGCTGTACCAGGAACCACCTCCTTAGCCTGTGTAATCTCCCTTACACGGGCTTATTTTTTACGTACAATAAATTGAAATAAAAGGATTTATTTCTGGTCACGTCCACACATTGACCACATCGACAAAAAAGCCCTCGACTGAGGGGCTTTCTGTTTGTAATTACATCCACATAATTTGCTGCCCTGATGGCAACGGGTGCGGCCTTACGGCGTGGACTTCTCCCGGCTTCACGATGTATCGCTGTACCGACTCATAAGTGATGAACGTGGCACTGCAATTCACGTTCTGACACTGGTGATAACGCTCTTTTGTCGTGTCAGTGATATAGCGGCTTGTACGCGCATGTGCGGCATGCTGGCATAAAGGACAATGAAACATCGCGAGCACCTCTTCCGGTTTTGTTGATGGTGCCATTTTAGTTAATTTACCCTTATAAAACAAACAGATAAAAACAAAACATTACTCATCACCTTCTGTTTCGTACTCCACATCAGAAAGCCTGACCTCAAGCTCTAAGGACGTCGTGAAGCCGCTATTATTCAGAAAGTGTGTCACCTTAGTGATTGTCCAGTCCTGCTCGTCTATGACGCGCTTAAAACCTGACACTTTGACCGGCGTTTCCGTGTAAATATCTGCCCGACCAGTAGCCAGACTGATGGAGAACTCCGCCACGCCCCGTTGCAGCTTATCCCACTTCGCCTGAGCGGCGCGCATGGCCTGCGCTTTTGTGGCATATACCGTAGTCAGGGCAAAAACGTTATCAGCCTCACCGGCCATGTATTCACCTTCGCGCGCTTCCGGTACTTTAGGCGCTTTCTTCTGCCTGACCGGTTTCGCTTTCGGGTGCTCCGGTGCGCGCAGGTGTTTCTCTTTCTTTTTGCGTTTCAGTTTTATCTTCTGCTTTTGTGGCTTCGGGTCTTTGGTGTGTAACCACTTTGCCATTACGCCGGTGTAGGCTCCACGGTCAGCAATCGCAAAATGATGACGGTCGCCGTCGCTGCGGGTGATGGTAATCTGCGGGATTTTTTTACCGCTGGCCGTCACCCCCTGCCCCGCTTTGAGAAACAGCAGTTTTCCCATTTTTACCGACACCTCACCGCCGTTGCGTTCAGCAAGGCGGGTCAGGAATTTCGCATCAGACTCCTGCGACTGGTCGATGTGCGGAATTTTAATTCCGGCCAGTGACGGAGCGACACTGGCTTCCAGCCTGTTCCGGGAGGCTATCGCCTCAACAATCGCACCGAGCGTGGTGTCATGCCATGAGCCTTCCCGGCGGGAATTGAGCGTCCCGCGAAAATCTGCACTCCGGGCGCGGATGGTGACCACATCCGGTGCGCCCCGGTGTTCAACCTCATCAACGGTAAATTTCCCTTTGCATACCAGGGCAAAACCTTTCCAGCCGATATACACCGTCAGGACAGCGCCACGAACCGGCAGCCCGACCTGCCCGTCGGCATCGTTCAGTTCAATATCAAGCTGGTCAGCCTCAAAGCCCCGGTTATCCGTCAGGGTCATGCTCATCAGACGGTCGCTGATATTGCCGGTAATATCCCTGCTGTCGAGCATCAGCATGTAATCCGGCGTCAGCGTACTGCCTGCATCAAATGTCAGCGCATCCAGCATTATCCCGCCCCGTCATACCCGTGAATTTAGTCGCCATACTGCCAGCCTTACCGATGAGCGATTCCGCCTGTTTACCGATATCGCCATAAAGCGCGGCCAGTGACTCATCAACGCGGGTGAGCGACAGCGTAAAATCAATTTTCCGGGGTGTGCCGTCTGCAAAGAAAATACTCCCTGTTTCACTCACCTTGCTGATGACATACATGTCGTAAATCATGCCGGTGCCATCCAGCAACGGCCACGCCCGGCCTTCCTCTGCCATCAGTCTGAGCGTGGTCATCGTCAGCTTTCCGCCAGTCAGTTCGGGATAAAGCACACCGGCAAGTGTGATGTTCTCCTCACCTACACCGAGAAACTGATAGGCATCCCGTTTACCGATACGGGAATTTGACGGCCAGCGATAATCTGATTCACGCTGCATGGTCTGATGTGGCAGCGTCTGGCGCATAAAAACAAACATACCTAACGCGAGCATCATTTTTCGTCACCTCCTTAACCGTCATGCATCATGCTGGCACGGGCGCGCGCTCGTTTATCCCGCTCGTATTTTTCGAGCGCATCCTGTAACTGGCGGTCAAGCTGTGTCCCCGGCGCAGTACCACCGGTCAGGCTGATGTGATATTCGTTTTTACTCTGGTCCACATAAGAGCGGCCAGCCGGTGCCGTGACCGGCTGATAAGCCTGATAGCCTGCATAAGAGCTGGTCGCCGGAATATAACCACCGGTGCCATACGTGGCGGCATGAGTTCTGGCGGCGGTCTGGTCAAGTGTGTCTGACTCTTTGTTGATGACGCCGAGTTTTTCCAGTACCCAGTCAATACCGCTGCGCAGTTTGTTGAACGCATTAAGCGGCAGCATCAGCGCGTCAGCCAGTGCCTGCCCGAACATGACGCCCGTGTCACGGCAACGGTTCAGGGTGTCCTGGGTGGCTTTGACCGGTGCAATCAGGTTTTTAAACCACTGCCACGCGGCCTGTAACTTTTCACCCAGCCAGTCAAACACCGGCTTAAGTGGCGTGAACAGTTCCCCCACCGGCGCAAATGCCGCTTTCAGCCCTTCAACCACACCGCCGAAGAATACGCTGACAGGCTCCCAGTATTTACGGATAAGCAACGCCCCGGCGACAATGGCGGCCACCACGGCCACAACCGGCCAGCTAATCGCCCCGATGGCCGTCATAACAGCACTGCCAACCGTCGTGAAGATTGCCCCCATTGCGCCTGCTGCCGCGATAATGGCATTGATGCCGGTGATAACCGGCCAGGCTACAAGACCAATGGCACCGATGATGCCAGTCAGCACCAGTGCGCCACCGGCAATGAGGCCGATAGTTGACGCCAGTGATTTGTTTTTCTGTATCCAGCCGTCGAGTTTTAACACATACTTTGTGGCCGTCTGCGTGAGCTTACGCAGCGCGCCTTCCTGCTGGTCAAACAGGTCAGTCCCTACCGCCTCATAAGCGGACTGAAACTCCTTAAAGTCACCGCCGAGGTTGTCCTGCATGATATTTACCAGCTCCGCGGTCTTCCCGTCTGAGGCTTTAAACGCAGCGGTCAGTTTGTCCAGCCTTCCGGTTGAGGCGGCAGTCATCAGCACAGCAGCGGCTGAGCTGGCCTCCTCCCGAAAATGGTTTTCATGTATTCAGCCTGCTGGGCAGTACCGAGCCGGTTTTTATCAAAACTGGCCTGCATTTCTTTCAGAATGGTAAATACTGGCCGGGTGTTTCCCTTGCTGTCTGAGGTTTTCACACCAAGCTCTTTCAGTGCATCCCATGCTTTTCCCGTCGGTGCCTGCAGGCGGCTTAACACGGCACGGCTTCCCGTCCCCGCCATTGAACCGGTAATTTTTGCATCATGCAGTGCCCCGACCATTGCGGCGGTTTCTTCAATGCTGACACCGGCATTTTTTGCCACAGGTGCGGCATAGGTCAGCGCATCGCTCATGCCGTCAAAATCGGCGGCGGTTTTGTTCATCGTCATGGAGAGAACATCCCGATATGAGCAACCTTATCGTTTGAAAGCTGAAAGGCGGATTTCATCCCATCAGCAGGGCGGCGTTTTCTTCCATCGTGCGGCGGTTCGCCAGCGCCATATTCAGCGTGACCGGCGTTGCCGCCTGAATGGCATCAACATCTCCACCCGCTTTCGCAATGATAATCTGCGCACCGGCCGCATCATCCGCTGAGGCGGCGGTATTGTCACCGAGCTGGCGCGCCTGCTTGCGTAGCGCGGCCATTTCGGCGGAGTCTTTTGCCACTCCTAGCACGGCCTGCAATTCTGAGTTTTTCTGCGCAAACTCATAACCGGGCATCAGCAACTTAACTCCGGCCATCGTTCCCGCCGCCGCAATCCCCACACCGGCAGCGCCTACTGAGGCCATATTTCCGGCCAGTTCCTTTCCGGCCTGATAACGCTGTTTTACTGCGTTAAGTTTTGCCTGTTGCGCACTGACACGCGCCAGCGCGTCGCGCTGACGGTTAAGTTGTGCGGTGGTTTCACTGATACGGTTTTTCAGTCCCTGCTCATCATGTGCAAGATTGCGGGTATTAATTCCCACAGCGGCCAGTTCCCGCTGCTGGCGTTTAACGGAATCCGTCAGGCGGTTATATTTCGCCTGTAAGTCCTCCGCCGCACGCTTTGCGGATTCCAGCACTTTCGCCTGAGCACGGGTGGGACGTTCGGTGTTTTTAAACTGTGTGGCAAGGGCTTCGGCCTCCTGCCGTGCCTTTTCAAGTGCATGACCAGTCACGGCGAGCTGTGCACTGGTCTTGCGAAATCCCTCAATACGGGATGCGTGACCGTTCAGCTCGCGCAGTGATTTTTGTGTTTCCCGGATATCCCCGACAGCGACTTGCTCGCTGTGCGGATGGATTTAAACGGGCGGGATGCCTGGTCAACAGCCCTGAGCAATACCTGTAATTTTACATTGTTACTCATTCGTGTTTCCGCTTCGCCGGAGCGCCTTTTCGCGCCATGTGATGAGTTCGGTCAGACTCATGGGATACAGTTCTGATGGCGGCCAGTGAAATATCACTGCCACATCCGCCATCAGCTCATCGACCGACAGATTTTTCGGGAACGTTACTGCACCGAGTTCGGCGACAAAAAACCGACCACCTTACCGGCCAGCGCCACAAGGTCAGGCAGTTCCAGCGCGGCGACTTCCTGCTCGGTCAGCATCGGTGCCGTCATGCGCGGCAGCACCTTAATCAGTGCATCGACTTCGGAGTTTGCGACCGCAGCCAGACTGACACCGCGCAGCGTCCCGGCATTGGGTTTCATCAGCGTGACCTGTTCGATAACCTGCTCACCACGCTTGACCGGATTGTCCAGGGTAATCACATTTTCTTTGTTCATGGTTTTCTCACTTCTGAATCAGGGTTAACCGGTCAGCCTGGCTGACCGGATGAAAATCACAGGCCGATATTGCGGCGGTGTTGCTCCAGCCGGTCGACACCGTTCACCTTCTCAATCATGTTGATGGTGTCGATTTCGACCAGCTCCTTACCGTCCATCGTCAGCCGGAAATAGGTGCAGACCACGGAGATTTTCGACTCGGTGTCTTCTCCCTGTTTCCCCTCGCCGGTGTCGATTTCTTTCTGACGGCCACGCATGACCACCTCGACGGCCACCGTTTCGCCGGTATCGTCGCGCTGGTAAGAGCCAGCAAAACGAATCGGTACGGCATCCACGCCGGTTGCGGCGTAGAGCTCCCAGATAACCGAATCCGGGAAGCCCGAGCGACCACTCCATTGACAGCGCATCGTCATCAAGGCCGAGGTCTACCGGTGCGCTTCCGTTCATCCCCGCACCGCGATAGTTTTCGAGTTTACGGGTCAGTTTTGGCAGCGTGACGGACTTTGCAACGCCCTGATAGCTGTAGCCGTTCAGAAAGACGTTCATTAACTTGAGTTTGCGCGGCATTGCCATCGGTCAGGCTCCTTAATTGCTGTTAACCGAGGTGACCAGATTTGCCTGGTATTTATCGGTAATACGCTGGCGCAGGGTCAGGTTTTCGAGAGGAGGCACCGGTGTATAGTCGTAGTCGATATACAGTTTTCCGGCCTTGAGGGTTTCCGCATCGTTGGATTCTTCGCTGAACCAGCAGGTCGCATCCACGATATAGCCGTTTGTTTTCAGCTCACGGAATTTGGCATTGATGCCGTCAACGATGTCGCGAATCAGCGTTGCGGTGATGGGCTTGTCCACCGCCCACATGTGCGCCTCAGCCATCGTGTCGGCCAGCACCTGCGCGGTGCGGGTGTAGTTTTCAAAGAGGAACAGCGGGTCATCAGAGCAGGTACGGTTACCCAGAAGCGGAAACCGTCACGGCGAATCAGCGTTGTGACGCCTGACTCGTTAAGCAGGTCAGCATCGGTGCCGGACTCCTGCAAATCCCAGAATACGGACGCGCTGATGCCGGTAACACCGTTCACCCCGACGTTGGACAGCGTTTTATGCCAGCCCTGCTCCTGGTCGATTTTAGCGCGCAGCCCCAGCGCACGGGCGGTGGCATACGCGGTGGAGGTGGTACTGGTGACCGTATCCCATGCGAGGAAATCCGGCCAGATGACCATCAGCTCACGCTGGCTGAAATTCTGGCGGTAGGCTTTCACCTCGGAAATGGTTTTACAGCCCCATGCGCTGATATACCCGAAAGCGCGCAGCTTCTGACAGACTGATGCCAGTGCAACAGCCACCTCTTTGGTATCCAGTCCCGGCACACCGAGAATGCGCGGTTTAACACCGGTTACCGACTCCGCCGCCAGCAGGGCTTTCAGTCCGGTGTACTGACCGTTTTCGTCGGTGGTGCCGATGATATTGGAAACGGTCTGCGCGAGCTTCGTTTCTTCGTCGTCGCCGGTGCCGTCTTCCACGCGCACAACAACGGTGACCGGTTTTGACTGGTCAGCGATGGCCTGTAACGACGCCGCCAGCGTGCCTTTTTTACCGGCCTTTGCAATTGCGCTCTGCACATTGGTAATCAGCACCGGTTTATTGAGGGGAAGGTTTCCGCATCTGCATCGCTGGCCGTGCAGACCATGCCGACAATGGCCGTGGATACGGTGGAAATGACGCGGGTGCCGTCGTTAATCTCCAGCACCTGCACGCCGTGATGATAGTCACTCATCCGTTTAACTCCGTGGTTAATGGGTGCAACTATTTTCTGTTGTGCAGAGCATGAGACGCTATTTGACCTGGCTGGTCAGGGGATGAAACAACAGATAAAGAAAATGCGGGCAATTCGCCCGCCTGTCCTGATTTGTACTCACTCATTTTCCGCCTGACAATTTACATAGCCCAAATGCTATCAAATCTGACAGTCTGCTTTGAGCGAGGAGCGGACATTGAGCTTGGTCTCAAGTATGCTGATTTTTTTAGCTAATATCTTGGTTTTTTGATCAATAGGTTGCTGGTCAGACCTAAATAGCTGCGCGGAATAGTAGATCATTTTGAGGGAACTTAGCCCGGATTGTGCGATCTGATCAATCGCCAAATCAAAACAAATCACCAACCGGACTGAGCAATGCCGATCATAGCACCAATTTCCCGTGACGAACGACGCCTGATGCAGAAAGCCATCCATAAAACACACGATAAAAATTATGCCCGCAGACTGACTGCCATGCTGATGCTGCACCGGGGCGACCGTGTCAGCGACGTTGCCAGAACGCTCTGCTGCGCCCGTTCCTCTGTTGGACGCTGGATTAACTGGTTCACGCAGTCGGGTGTTGAGGGACTGAAATCATTACCTGCCGGGCGTGCCCGTCGCTGGCCGTTTGAGCATATCTGCACACTGTTACGTGAGCTGGTAAAACATTCTCCCGGCGACTTTGTCTACCAGCGTTCACGCTGGAGTACAGAACTGCTGGCAATAAAAATCAATGAGATAACCGGTTGCCAGTTAAATGCCGGAACCGTTCGCCGCTGGTTGCCGTCTGCGGGGATTGTGTGGCGAAGGGCTGCGCCAACTCTGCGTATCCGTGACCCGCATAAAGATGAAAAGATGGCAGCAATCCATAAAGCACTGGACGAATGCAGCGCAGAGCATCCGGTCTTTTATGAAGATGAAGTGGATATCCATCTTCATCCCAAAATCGGTGCGGACTGGCAACTGCGCGGACAGCAAAAACGGGTGGTCACGCCGGGACAGAATGAAAAATATTATCTGGCCGGAGCGCTGCACAGCGGGACAGGTAAAGTCAGCTATGTGGGCGGCAACAGCAAAAGTTCGGCGCTGTTCATCAGCCTGCTGAAGCGGCTTAAAGCGACATACCGTCGGGCGAAAACCATCACGCTGATCGTGGACAACTACATTATCCACAAAAGCCGGGAAACACAGAGCTGGCTGAAGGAGAACCCGAAGTTCAGGGTCATTTATCAGCCGGTTTACTCGCCATGGGTGAATCATGTTGAACGGCTATGGCAGGCACTTCACGACACAATAACGCGTAATCATCAGTGCCGCTCAATGTGGCAACTGTTGAAAAAAGTTCGCCATTTTATGGAAACCGTCAGCCCATTCCCGGAGGCAAACATGGACTGGCAAAAGTGTAGCGGTATTAAGCGCAGCTATTTAGGATCAGATATAAAAAGTATGATTTTATTCTCCCCACATAGATGAAAAAAACAAAGAAGCATAACTTTTATGACCAAGACAAATAGGCACAACTTTCCTCCAAGCGTTGTAGGTAAGGTAGCAGAGCGCGCTACATATATTTGTAGCAATCCCTCTTGTCATAGGGTAACAATCGGCCCGGATCAATTGGCGGAAAATCTTTCTATCAAGACGGGTGAGGCGGCGCATATCTGCGCGGCGAGCCCTGGCGGACCGCGCTATGACATGTCTCAGTCAGAAACAGAGCGGAAGAGCATAAAAAATGCTATATGGTTGTGCGGAGCTTGTGCTGATTTAGTTGATAAGAATGGCGGTATGGGCTACCCCGCCGAGTATTTGCGAAAATGGAAACGTGACCACGAATCACTAATGAAGGAGTGCTTGGAGGGAGGAAAGAGGCTAATGTTTCAATTTCTATCGCATCGCCCAGACGAGAAAATTGCTCTGCGGTTGATCCATTTATTGGAAGACAAGAGTTCTCTTTATCTGCCATATGCTCAAGAGGATCCAGCACGAGTCTCGGATTCTTTGAAGGAGCTCCGACTCTCTCTTACGGCGATTCGCTCCGAGATTGCACCTGAGTCTCCGCTATCGTTGATCGTCGAGTTGAAGTGGCACACTGAATTTGGCCACCTGAACAGAGGTGATATGCTCACCTCAGAACAACACAGGTGCTCCAATGAAAAAAAGAAATTTTAGCGCAGAGTTTAAACGCGAATCCGCTCAACTGGTTGTTGACCAGAAATACACGGTGGCAGATGCCGCCAAAGCTATGGATGTTGGCCTTTCCACAATGACAAGATGGGTCAAACAACTGCGTGATGAGCGTCAGGGCAAAACACCAAAAGCCTCTCCGATAACACCAGAACAAATCGAAATACGTAAGCTGAGGAAAAAGCTACAACGCATTGAAATGGAGAATGAAATATTAAAAAAGGCTACCGCGCTCTTGATGTCAGACTCCCTGAACAGTTCTCGATAATCGGGAAACTCAGAGCGCATTATCCTGTGGTCACACTCTGCCAAGTGTTCGGGTTCATCGCAGCAGCTACAGATACTGGAAAAACCGTCCTGAAAAACCAGACGGCAGACGGGCTGTATTACGCAGTCAGGTACTTGAGCTACATGGCATCAGCCATGGTTCGGCCGGAGCAAGAAGCATCGCCACAATGGCAACCCGGAGAGGCTACCAGATGGGACGCTGGCTTGCTGGCAGGCTCATGAAAGAGCTGGGGCTGGTTAGCTGTCAGCAGCCGACTCACCGGTATAAACGTGGTGGTCATGAACATGTTGCTATCCCTAACTACCTTGAAAGGCAGTTCGCCGTGACCGAGCCAAATCAGGTGTGGTGCGGTGATGTGACCTATATCTGGACGGGTAAGCGCTGGGCGTACCTCGCCGTTGTTCTCGACCTGTTCGCAAGAAAACCAGTGGGCTGGGCCATGTCGTTCTCGCCGGACAGCAGGCTCACCATGAAAGCGCTGGAAATGGCATGGGAAACCCGTGGTAAGCCCGGCGGGGTGATGTTCCACAGCGATCAGGGCAGTCATTATACGAGCAGGCAGTTCCGGCAGTTATTGTGGCGATACCAGATCAGACAGAGTATGAGCCGGCGCGGAAACTGCTGGGATAACAGCCCAATGGAACGCTTCTTCAGGAGTCTGAAGAACGAATGGATGCCGGTGGTGGGTTACGTAAGCTTCAGCGAGGCAGCTCACGCCATAACGGACTATATCGTTGGATATTACAGCGCACTAAGACCGCACGAATATAACGGTGGGTTACCCCAAACGAATCGGAAAATCGATACTGGAAAAACTCTAACTCGGTGGCCAGTTTTTGTTGACCACTTCAAGTCAATTGTCCGTGCGTGCCGACACTATATGAATTCAACGCCAGATCGGCCGGGCATTGAGGAGCTTAACTTCTCCCTCGGCGCAGTTCGTAAGGTAGTAGGAATTAACATCGGAGAACTATTGAAACACTATGAAATCCAGGTGAGTCACGAATTGCATTCTATTATTCCTAAATGAATTTTAACCAATAACTCAAGTTGGCGAAGCCTGAAAAAGATGAGCTTCGCCATTTTTCTCGGACCTTGAGTAATTAGTGCAGACACAATAAGCATATTGTTTTCGAGTGCACGACGAACGTAGTTTTCGATACTTTGAGTATTATAGCTTCAACTTTTTACTTACATCAAAAATAACTTACAATATTTGTAAGTTGCTTTGTGTACGAAAATGCTTGCGTCAACTCTTGACATCGGATTTTTTAATATCCCTCCGGAACTTCCCTTTCCATGTCTCGCAAGATACCCTAACAGTTCAAAGCTATTAGCAGTGCCCGTGAATCTGCTGATTTCCTTTTCATCAATATTAAAAGCCATGCTAATTACTTTATCTCTCTGATATTTCTTGCCTTTATAAGCGTCGGGGAAATTTAGTATACCTTTCACATATTTATCATATACATATTCTCTAATTGTTTCCCACAAACGATAAAGATTAACCCAATCATAACCTAAGGCACACATACCTAAAACAACACGTAAGGATTCATGTTTAGATGATAAATTAATTAATCGTGAAAAATTATCAGCGCGAGGGTGTGGTTGCTGTATGTCATGGAAATTAAAGGGGTTTACCTGAGTTACATCCATTGATTTAAAGCCGCATATTTCCGAGTAATTAATGCCTTCACTTCCAGAAATAGAAAGAGGACCAAAAGATTGATATCTTTCAAAACCATAAAGAACGCTAAGTGCGCCGTTCATGAGCATCAACAAACCTTTTAACTTGGAAGCCAATTCATTTGGGTCGGATATGATATTCAAATGAGGAGATGAAAGTAAATGAATATCTGTTTGCCCTAAATCAGAGTCAGAATCATCATTTATAGAGAAATCATTCGACCAAACTCCACATAATCCTTTAACAAATCCTGTAGATGGAGTAAGTAAAAAACTATAATCGTACATAACTCAAATCCCTCTTTTTTATATCCTAAATGGAATACAAAAATTATTGTTTATTTGTTATGTTCAATATACTCACATAACCGAAAACTTTAACACGCTCATTCTAAGTGAACTAAATCTAAAGATATACCTTTGAAAACTGAAAACTCAATGCTGGCAACGTCCGCTCCTGGCACAAAGCGAACATTCCTTGACGTCCTGTCAGGGAAACCCACCTGGACGTTCAGGTGATTCTGTCGATTATAGTCATAAAAAAGCCGCCCCGGAGGGCTGAGGAATTCCCAGAAAACGAGACAGACATAGCATTATGTGATCTACTGATTTGTGCCAACAATTCAATGAGATCACTGCTATGCCTGTTCATAAAGTATGTCAGAATTTCTTCCGGGATGCCTTAGCACCATTTCATCAGTACCGACAAAATGCCCTGATGGATGCCACAGTGGCGTTAATCAACGGAGCATCTCTGACGCTGACCAGTATCGGACGTTTTTTCCCGGGTAATGCACAAGTTAAGAATAAGAGCAAACGTATTGATCGCCTCATGGGTAATGAGGCGCTCCATCGCGATATTCCAATGATTTTCAGGAATATCACTTCAATGCTGACACGGCAGTTATCTTTATGTGTAATAGCCGTAGACTGGAGTGGCTATCCCTCCCAGGAGCATCATGTTCTTCGTGCCAGCCTTCTGTGTGACGGGCGTTCCATTCCGTTATTGAGTAAGGTTGTTCCTTCTGAAAAACAAAATAATCCATTGATACAACATGATTTCCTTGATTCCCTTGCTCAATCCCTGCCCCCCGATGCCAGGGTTATTATTGTCACGGATGCTGGATTTCAGAGCGCATGGTTTCACCATATTACTTCTCTGGGCTGGGATTTTATTGGTCGGATCAGAAATAACGTTCAGTATTGCCTCGATAACGCGCCTGAAAGATGGTTAAAAGTGTCGGATAGCCCTGAATGTAAAACACCGGAATATATGGGGGCTGGAAGGCTGGTTAAAGAAAGGAAAAAAAGCATCCGGGGCATTTTTACACCTATAAGAAATCGGCAAAAGGGCGAAAAAAGAAACGTTCGAAAGGTCAGAGTGGTTTAAACAAAACAGACAAAGAACAGAGCAAATCAGCAAAAGAAGCCTGGTTGATCTTCAGCAGTACAAATGACTTCAGAGCGCGAGAAATCATCAAGTTATACAGTCGGCGAATGCAGATAGAGCAAAACTTTCGTGATGAAAAGAACGGGCGCTTCGGATTTGGTCTTCGGGCCAGCAAAAGTCGTTCAACAGGAAGAATTCTGGTTCTGAGTCTGCTGGCAACGTTGAGCACTATCGTAATGTGGTTACTCGGTTATCACGCTGAAAATAAAGGGTTACACCTGAAATATCAGGCTAACAGCATTAAATCCCGGCGGGTTATCTCATATCTGACGTTAGCGAAGAATGTTCTTCGACACTCGCCACTTATTTTAAGACGAACAGTACTGAGCACAGTTCTAAACCATCTGTCCAGAACCTACCGAAATATGGTGCTGGTTTATTAGCAGTAATTTTGTGGGGATCCCTCAGCCCGGAGGGACGGCTATAAACTCGCCAGTTAACAAGCTGATTTTACCGCTTACGCGGTTCTGTCGTTGCGGTGTTCGCTGACCCACTGCGCCTTTACAGTTTATCGCTTATGAATCCATGAGCCTTAAATGTCCTGACAAAATCCTCATAGCGCGCAATCATCCCCCCGATGTTTCACGCACATTTTGCTGATGAAAGCGGAAGTTTGCCTCCGATTCAACACTCTTACTCTTCCAGTCATGGGGAAGGCTTAGCATCACTGGCTTTCTGTTCGGGTAATCAACACTCATAAATGGTAGCGTACTATCTACGTATGCGGTCATAGCGTCCAAAAAAGCGTCTTTCGCACCATTCACTTCAGTATTGAATAACCGATACTTTTCACCGCTAAATTTTTCAGCTTTTTCAATGTTTAAGCAAACATCTTGCCGTATACCGCTCAGGTAGCTCTGCTCAACCCATTGAGTAGTATCCTCATAAGGCAGCAATTCAAGGATCTGGTCGATTATCTTCAGATCATGTTCATCTTGCTTTTTTTTTACAGGGTCCTCAGTAGATTCATTGGATGTGTGGTAAACGTTGGTGGTCTGATTAATATCCCGCCCGGCCTGGTTCACATCACCCTCGGTTTTCTTTGCCTTCTGTTTTATGTTGTTTTGCTGTCTGATTCTATATGTAACACCGCCCCAATACCAAACAGTGCCAGTACGCCGACTAATAAGCTAAGATAGGTAGCTGCGTCTGCACCAAAATGTGCATTAAGCCATTCAGTCATTTGAACTATGTCCTTACAGTGTGAGTAAGGATTATAATAACAGAGCTAACTTGCGCAGAAACGAAAAAAGGCAGGTGGATTTGCCCCTATATTTCCAGACATCTGTTATCACTTAACCCATTACAAGCCCGCTGCCGCAGATATTCCCGTGGCGAGCGATAACCCAGCGCACTATGCGGATGCCATTCGTTATAATGCTCGAACGCCTCTGCAAGGTTCTTTGCTGCCGTTAACCCGTCTGGTTTGGGCATGATACTGATGTAGTCACGCTTTATCGTTTTCACGAAGCTCTCTGCTATTCCGTTACTCTCCGGACTCCGCACCGCCGTGTTCTTCGGTTCAAGTCCCAACATCCGGGCGAACTGGCGTGTTTCATTAGCCCGGTAGCATGAACCATTATCCGTCAGCCACTCCACTGGAGACGACGGAAGATCGTTGCCGAAGCGGCGTTCCACCGCTCCCAGCATGACGTCCTGTACTGTTTCACTGTTGAAGCCGCCGGTAGTCACCGCCCAGTGCAGTGCCTCACGATCACAGCAGTCCAGCGCGAACGTGACACGCAGTCTCTCTCCGTTATCACAGCAGAACTCGAACCCGTCAGAGCACCATCGCTGATTGCTTTCTTTCACGGCCACTCTGCCTGTATGTGCCCGTTTCGATGGCGGTACAGCAGGTTTTCGCTCAAGCAACAGCGCATTCTGGCGCATGATCCGGTAAACACGTTTGGCATTGTTCGCAGGCATACCATCAAGTTCTGCCTGTCTGCGAAGCAGCGCCCATACCCGACGATAACCATACGTGGGCAGCTCTCCGATAACATGGTGTATACGGAGAAGCACATCCGTATCATCAGTGTGACGACTGCGGCGGCCATCCATCCAGTCATCGGTTCGTCTGAGAATGACGTGCAACTGCGCACGCGACACCCGGAGACAACGGCTGACTAAGCTTACTCCCCATCCCCGGGCAATAAGGGCGCGTGCGCTATCCACTTTTTTGCCCGTCCATATTCAACGGCTTCTTTGAGGAGTTCATTTTCCATCGTTTTCTTGCCGAGCAGGCGCTGGAGTTCTTTAATCTGCTTCATGGCGGCAGCAAGTTCAGAGGCAGGAACAACCTGTTCTCCGGCGGCCACAGCAGTAAGACTTCCTTCCTGGTATTGCTTACGCCAGAGAAATAACTGGCTGGCTGCTACACCATGTTGCCGGGCAACGAGGGAGACCGTCATCCCCGGTTCAAAGCTCTGCTGAACAATTGCGATCTTTTCCTGTGTGGTACGCCGTCTGCGTTTCTCCGGCCCTAAGACATCAATCATCTGTACTCCAATGACTAGTCTAAAAACTAGTATTAAGACTATCACTTATTTAAGTGATACTGGTTGTCTGGAGATTCAGGGGCCAGTCTAGCAGGGGAGGTAACCCCCTGCCTTTAATCAAGTTCCTCCATCCCTTACGGGCGTCCGGTCAGTTGCTTGATGACAACCAGACCAGCTAGCATTATTTGCATCACCAGTAAGACTGTTGTTAGCGTTATCACTTCGACGTCTCCTCTTCCAGGAGAGCGCCACACGTAGTAAGTGCTTTTGGTTCTACCCGCCCCCTCACTCCGCATACCATTAGTTAGCAGGTACAAGCAGCACTCTTTCGTGTGGTAAGCAAACAGGACAGCACTGGACTGACGCCTTGAGCTTTAATATTTCCTTCCGATCCATACAACTAGGTCTGTTAAAAGCCCCTAGGACGAATTCTACAGAGATGGCTATGGTGCAGGTTTCGGCTATAGGGCTCTTTGATGTAATCGAGGGTCATAACGTTGGTAATGTCTGCTCCTGGCACAGAGCGGACTATCAGATTAGGCTTTACTCTGTGCCATAGATATGTAAGCTAATACAACTTATTGCGGCATTTCCGGCCATTCAGGATTTGCAGGATCCACACGACTGACCAGAACGCTGTAGCGTTCCCATGATTCCAGTCGGCTACGCTCCTCATCTGTTGCCATGTTCAGTCTGACCGCGCGCTCCAGCGGCAAAATCACGGATTCAGCATCTGCAAGAAGTCTGGCTTTCCGAATTTCTGCCTGCTGCTGTAATTCCTCTGCCGTATAAACGCGTTTAATCACTTTGCCGTCCTTAAACATCCAGTTCCCTGAAATGTCCGCCCGTCGGTTAGCAGTAATATCCGCCACTTCAACAACACTTAATCCATCCGGTCTGATAGCTGTCACATCCTTTTCCACATAGTGGATGATATTATCTTTGTCGTACGCTATTTTTATCGTGTCATCAGCAAAATACTTTTGTTCTTCGTACCAGTTCTTACCATCTTCTGAAAAAAACCAGACAACATCAAAGTCCTTTGTCAATTGATATTGTTCAACCGTTTTTGGATTACCCGCCGTAATATTTTTTAAATGCTGCATAAATTATACCTGCACCACGTTATACCATGTCCCGTTAATGTATTTCTGCACCGGTCTGTAATATACGCCACCAATGTTATCGGCAGAGTTTGAGCCGGTATCCTGAACAATAATGCCGGTATATACGCAACCTGACGGAGCCTGATGCGTCCATGTAGTACCATTATTTGCTGGTTTATATGTAGATGCACCGCCCAGCCGCATGTCTCTCACATAACGTGAATCTGACTCAGTTTTGGTGTATGCACCAACATCTCCCGCTGAGGTTTATGAGCAGTTGTATATAGTTGCGCCCATCCAGACCAGTTAGCATCTGTGGTATCTCGTCGGGAACGAATATATGCCGGAGCATGAGCACCGCTGGTTCCACTCCAACCAATAAGTAACTCACCCTCTCCTACTGCGGTTACGCCAGTGAGATGAAGCACATTACCATAGGCTGTTGGGTAGCCATTGTTGTATGCCTCATACATCTGAATACCTGGTGTCCCCTTTACGCTCCCACCTAATGCAGTAACACGGTTTCTGGATACCAGTGTATTAATATTTATATCGGCAGAGCCATCAAATCTGACACCATTAATATTTCTTGCGTTCGCTAACTTCGTTGCTGTTGCAGCATTTCCTGAAAGGCTGGAAATAAATGGATGTGAACAGTAATAACCACGTCCATTTTTAAAATCCAGAATAGCCTGTGCGTTCGTGCTTTCTGTAGCGGGATTAGTTGCCCCCCACTTATATGTCGTTTGACCGACGACATAATCCTCTGTCGGAACAATAACCGTTAGCCCTTCCTCTGCAAGAATTTGTACAGGGAAAGCTCTGGCTTCAACATAAAAAACACTACATACATCATCATCTTTCAGGCTTGTAACAATGGAATGGATTGAACGCTCATTAGTCTGATACGTCCAGTAATAACCTGCCGCATATGAACCACGATCAGTCCAGCCTCCGGGCATAACCATGCCATTAAACTCGCAGTTATTCATTACATAATCGCCGTTATAACAACCAGTGGAAATAACAACGCGGGATGCCATTTCTCCTGAAAGGCTGGCAGCACGGCGAAAGATAACGGGGTACCACTTCCCGGCAACGACATTTGCAGGGGCTGCAAACGAATACTTTCGCATTCCCTTTTTCTTATCCACTTCACCTTTGCTGTAAACATTAATGTTACTCAGGAAGCGTTCTTTATCAGGGATATCCGCACCGTTCTGATCTTTCTGAAGACGTTTTTCAGCATTGTCATAGGCAGACTTCACCGCCTTTGGCGTTGCAGCCTGCGTTTCAGAATCACTGTTGGTGGCGCTACTGAGCTGAACAAGGCCTTTTCGCGCTGTTGTGGCATCCTGTGCAGTGTATTTCCCGTTAGCAAGGTCATATGCTTTCGGCGTTGCGGCGAGCGTTTCAGACGTGCTGTTAGTCGCACTACTGAGCTGAACAAGGCCTTTTCGCGCGGTGGTGGCATCCTGCGCGGTATATTTCCCGTTAGCAAGGTCATAGGCGGTCTTTACCGCTCTCGACGTTGCAGCCAGTGTTTCAGACATGCTGTTGGTCGCACTGCTTAACTGAGTAAAACCTTTTGCGGTCAGCGAGGCGTCCGGGTGACGTCGTGACTGTTCGTGCTCTGCAATTTTGTCATCAACGTAATCCTGCGTCGCCATCACCGTTGTGGTGTCAATGGTCAGCTCCACTGAGGCCACACTGCTGACGATGATGACCATACGGCAGGTCTGCGAACGCCCTGAGCCTTCGGCAAGAGCTGGCTTATAACTTTCGGCCATGTTCGCCACGGCAATTAACGTTCCCGCATCATCGTACAGGCCAAGCTCACGCATCCAGAAACCGCCCACCTCCGGCGGAATAACCAGCTCTGCGATAATATAATTACTGTTTCGTTTGTCTTGGCTGATTTTGTTCAGCGCATGTCGCCAGACTTCATGGATAAGCCCGGTCTGTCCGGCATCCGGGACAGGCAATTTACCACCGCCATCCCGACGGCCATCGTGGTAATGTTGACCTTCCGCCTCCCGGTGCGGTTGCCGCTGCCAGCTTTGCTGCACCGGCAGTGGTGATAACGGTTCTGAATTTTGTGCTCATTATTCCTCACTTATCCGGGGTAAACCGTAATTACATCGCCGTCATAAGCCACACCACCGGCGAACAGGTAGCCGGGAATGTCCCGGGTAATGTTCAGGCCAATAAGGTGGCGGCTTGCAGGTTTGGCATCAGCAATCAGCCGTTCCATTTCCTGATACATTGCCTCTGTGATGCCACTTTCCAGTACACCAATATCAAGCCGGAAGGTGCCCGGCGGGTCACTGGTTTCCCACCACTCCGTCACGTTGATGAGATAGCCTAGCGGCTCCACCACACGCCGGATTGCACCTATAGTGCCTTTATGACAGTGGATGAAATAGGCATCGCGAATAACGGCGCGTTTGGTCGCTTCCGGCCACTTTTCATCCCACCTGTCGACCGAAAACGCCCACGCCAGCCACGGCAGCAGATTTGCCGGGCAGGTGTCCGGGTTCCACAGCTCACGAATACTGACCGGTGTTTTTTCAATTTCCGCACAGGCTTTTGCGGCGGCGACTTCAAGCGGTGATGAGCCGGTCGGCAGCAGTCGCGAATCACTCATCCGAGCCTCCGGTCACGACGCGGTATTCAGTACAGAAAGACGCCTGCGTACTGTTGAGCACGATGTCAGCCAGCGGTGCAGTCAGTTCGACACGCTGCACGCCTTCCACATGCAAAGCGGCATAAATGGCAGACAGACGGATGTCGCGCCCCAGCCGGTGCTGTGCCGTGATGTACGCTTCCAGTTTTTTCACGGCAGCAGCGCGGATGGGTTCGCTTTCGGGACCTGGGTAAAGGTAAAGTGTGGCGTTTATCTGATATTCAACAATGGCGGCAGACTGCACGGTCACGCGGTCGGCCACCGGCCTGACGTCCTCGCCATTAAGGGCGTTACGCACCACGGCCAGCAGGTCTTCGGATGCGACGCCGTTATTTTCACGTGACAGCACGGAGATAGTGACGCAGGCCGGAGACGGACTGGTGACAGAGATATCCGCGACACGCCCGTCAGCACTGCGACCATGATACTGATAGGCTCCCACCGACCCGGCGACGCTTAAGCCTTCAAACGCCTGCTGAATACGCAGACGATAATCCGTGTCAGACTCCATCACTGCCGGTGTCGGCGGGATAGTCGAATCATCTGCCGGGGTGATAGTCAGACGCGTGGTGTTGTAATTGGCACCAATCACATCAAGGTCATTACCGGCGGCACAGGCCAGCATCACCGCCCGTGCGGCCTCATTCACACGCTGACGCCAGATAAGCTCACGATAAGCATTTTCCTCCAGCAGTTTGACGAGAGGCTCAGATTCCAGCGTCAGGGGACGGGCGACCGCCTCCTGCTGGTCTTCCGGGTAAAGGGAAATCAGTGTCGCCTTGCGTTCGGCGAGAATGGTTTCAAAGTCCAGCTCCTCGACCACATCCGGTGCGGGTAGCTGGTTCAGGTCGATAATCGGCATGGTTTCAACTCACAGGGATGGTTAACGAAAGTGGCTGGCCGGTGTCGTTGTGCTGGCCGGTTAACGTGACCGTCATTCGCCCATCAAAGCTGCGCGCCGTGGTGACGGATGACAGGGTGACGCGGGGTTCCCATTTCAGCACCGCCATGTAACAGGCGACCTTAATCTGCAACTCAAGCGCCGGGGTCTGCGGCTGGTCAATCATTGACGCCAGCAACGAGCCGTAATCACGACGCATCACCCGTGAGCCGACCGGTGTGCGCAGGATATCGCCGATACTCTGGCTGATATGCTCAAGGTCAGTGACCGTCAGGCCATCACTGCGATTCATTCCAAGATAACGCGCTGTCATAGAGGACTCCCGGTTGTGCCGCCGCTGTCGCCGGGGTGTTTATGGGTATGCAGTACCTTACCGTTTGATGAGAGTTCACCGCCGGTATGTTTAATGTTGCCGCGCATCGTCCCGCCCTTCTGCACTTCCAGCGTGCCGGTAATCAGTCTGTTGGTGCAGACCACCTCCGGGGTGTCCAGGGTGATGCGGGTTGACGCTTTCACCATGACCACCGGCACCGTGGCAGTAACAGAATCAGAAGCCGTCACGCTGGCCGTTTTAATTCCGCTTACCGTGAGTGCACTGGTTTCGGGTTCATACTCAATCACCGCCCCGTCAGGGAAACGGATATGCAGGGCATCCGCCGACGCAGACGGCGCGGGGTTATCGCAGGAATAAATCCCCGGCAGAACGAACGCCGTGTCGAGTTCACCGCCCACGGCCAGAATCAGCACCTGTTCCCCCACGGAAGGTGCCCACCATGTGCGCGAACGTCCGGCGCGATGGGTCAGCCACTGAAGCCAGTCGGTGCACATGCCGCCGGTCTGCACACGGCAGCGACCGGCATTAAGGTCGGTTTCGACAATAATGCCAGTGCGAATCATATTGCGTATAAAGCGAAGAATTTCATTGTATTGTGCATTCATTCGATAATAATGATTCTGTACAATCTCGAAGTAAATCACACCACGATTTCTGGTGCACAGAACAACAAGGGACAACAAAATCCATTATGAGTACTTACTTTTTCTCGTCAGAAACAATGAAAGAATTGTTCAAAGATTATCTGGTCTTTTTGAACACGCTGACTCCCGGCACAAACTTTGAATCAAACAGAAACAAAATAATTGCTCAAGCAATAAACTTCATTTCCGAAAACCCTGAAGATTGGGACAAAAAATCCCAGCACAACATTGCTATGATTGGCGACACCTTTAAAAGTTTCTTAAGAAAAAAGGGAGAAGATAACAACAGCATCAACCTTATATTCACTTGCTTTTTTAGCTTTATCATTGAACCAAGCATTCTCTCTCCGGAAATAGAGTCTCACTTTTCACCACTAAGAACCATCAAGGATTTTGCTCTGTATAACTATAATGAATTCGATGAGCGGAGCAGAGCACAGATAGACTTTTCTCTTAGAGAACTGCCATTAGCAATGGTTAAAGAAGTTTTAAGCTCCAGCAATGTTGACACATATAAAAAATACATTGATAGTTTAAACGAAGGGCGTCAATTTTTCGAAAAGTGCGACTCCTTCTTAAAGGAGCAACATGCCAAAATAGAGTCAATCAAATAGTCATTAAAAGGGTATGAGGTCGCATTTAATTTTGTTGGATTGTTTGAAGGCTTTAATTCACTTGGCAAAAAAAAGAAAGTGCAATCATGCTATCAAGAATAATTCTTATCATCTTGGCTATAATCATTCCCTCCCAGCTGATATACTATGGAATGCATAAATTACCAGCTCTCGAAACGACAAATGCTGCCACATATTTTATGTCAGCACTACCTTTTGCATCAGTTACATTGATTTTCATGTATTACTTTAGAGTTGTACTGCTAAATCATATATCGTTACGAACTCAGATTATGCAAATAGAACTCAGAAAGAGCCTTTGTCAGTTCATTCAGAGTTATAGCGACTATTCCTCAGAGATAAGGAAAAACAATCCGGAAGCGCTTTCAAAATTCGAAGACGTAGTATTTTCAAACATCATGCTATCCGATGATAAGATACCATCTACATTTGATGGCATTGAGCAAATAGCATCGTTAATCAATTCATTAAAAAATGGAAAGTAATGATAAAAGGCCAATAACTGGCCTTTTATTTATTAACATGAAAATTCAAAATAAATTATGCTAATCAATTGATTTCTATCTTATATTCTCAGATGATTAAAGCTAACGATTCAGGTGAGCCAGGATAATCTCTTCAATCATCTGCACATCCTCACCGGTAAAGCCGAGCAGAGGACGCGCCGGATAATCAATTTTCTTACCGTCTTTCCGGTTTTCTTCCGACAGACCGAACTGATGCACACTGGCGATTTTCGGTGACTTCCCGCCGTAAAACTCCATTGATGCCTGTTCCGGGCTGGCGCGGATATGCAAAAAACGACTGGTGATAAGTTTCGCAAACATTTTTCGCTTAACGCGACCGGTCTTTTTTCTGGCGCTCTGCTGCTGACGTGGCGCGTAGGGTGTGCCGTCCGGGGCTTTCTGTGCCATCACCCGACGCTGCTGACTCTGACGCAGACGTTTCGCCAGTTCGGCGCTCAGTCGCCGACGCCCTGACGGTGACAGCGATTCAGTCAGTCCGGCCAGCCGGTCTTCAAAACGCTTAAACTCATTCATCCCACTTGCTCACCAGTTCGCCATTGATATAAAGCTCCACCGGGCGGGTAACCGGCTCCGGCGGCGGAGGTTCAGGGATATTCTTCACATGCAGCGCGCCGTCCACCTCACTGACCAGCGTGCGCTCGGTCAGCATCAGGCTGATGCTTATATCAAAGCTGCTGTCATTGTTGATGTCTGCATAAAACGTGAAGCCCTTTTTCTGGCCTTCGTCGGTGGTCATGATGTCGGGCTGATTTTCCCGCAGCCACGCCAGCACCGGCACGATGAGCAGGTCAAAATCACCGGTAAAGTCGGTCACAATCACATTGAGCGTGTAACGCTTTTCGAACGACAGCGACGTCGCCAGTGTGGAGGCAATACTCCCGTTATCCACGAATATCCGCAGCATATCGGGGTTAGTTTTCAGCACCGTGACGGCATCAGTCAACGCCCTGCGCAGGCTGTCGGGTTTGAGCATCGTTTTCGTCCTGACAGTGTTTAATCATTTTTACCTGGCTGGCACAGCGTGCCAGCGCGTTCTCAAGCTGCCTGATATCAGCACTTAAATCGCCGTTCGTCTGCGGGTCACTGCCCGGCATCGGGCAAAGACTCACTTTCGGGCAGGCGTTGGCGACAATCACTGGCGTCGGTGCAGGCCGGACGCTGGTGCAACCGGCGCACAGCATCAGGCAGGTCAGCACCGTACCAGCGGCGAAAATCTTCGTTTTCATTGAGTAACCTCGTGATGGTTTTCTCGCGCTGTGCTTCACGCTTCGCGGCGTTTTCCAGTTCCTGACGCAGTGCCACCTGCGCCAGCTCGTTTTTTTCTGCCCTGGTGAGCGCAACATGAAGCTGATTTTTCAGCATGGTGATGGTCGTCTGCTGCCCGCTGGCGACGCTGTTCGCCCTGTCCAGCGAAGCGCGCAGGCTGGCATTTTTGTGTTTCACCAGAAACAGACCCGCCACCGCCAGCGATAACAACACAATCAGTACAATCATCAGCCTTGACATGGTTCCCGCCCCTCAAGACGCTGACGGCAGGCCGTGCGTATCAGCCGGAAAAACAGCGACGCTACGAGATAAATCAGCGCGGTAAAAATCCACCCGGCAGCGACCAGCGAGATAAATGTCGCCACCATCACAACCAGAGCCGCCGCCCGTCTGCGCCACGGCACCGGCTGCAAAAACAGCGACGTGACAATCTTCACGGCCAGCGATTCCGGCGGCAGCTCCCGCCCGTAGAGTTCCAGTACATACTCAGTGGCATACACGCCAATACCACCGGCAACCACACAGATAACCGTCGCCAGAATCGCCCAGGCGGCGACAAAATTGACGGCCACGCTCTGCGGGTAAATCAGGGACAGTGCCAGCATCAGCGCCAGCGACACGTTCAGCATCAGTGAAAGGGATAATTTCTTCATGGTGTTTACTCCGTTTAAGCAGGTACGCCGCCAGCGGTACGCCAGACGGTGACCAGTTTTTCCAGTGAATGCTCACGCTGACCGTAACCGGCACCCGGCAGGGACGCCCAGATATTGCGACAGCGTGAAATGGCGCGCTCAATGCGTCCCGCCCGGATGTCATCCAGTGCACCGCGTTCACGGATCAACTGAATGGCAAGTCTGTCCTGTGACAACGGACTGAAATCCGGCAGGGCAAGCTGTTTGCGGTAGTGCGGCCAGAACAGGTAAAGCTGCTGATAGCGACCGGAGGCCGTGGATTTTTCACCGCGACGGTTAAACACCTTCGCCGGTCGGCCATGCGCGAACGGGTGGTCACTGTAGTCGGTGAAAATTTCCGGCTTTCCGTCCAGTCCGGTGACTATCACGTCATAGCCCCGTTTTTTCGTCAGCGGATGATTCGCCGTCCCTTCGGACACGGCCAGCATGTCGAGAAAGGCGGCGATATTCTGATGCGTGTTAATAACCGGCATTACGGTTTCCCCCTGCCCTTAAAGCGGCGCTGAATGGCAATCTCAATCACCTGATAACCGGCGATACCCAGCATGGAGCCAATGCCGCACACCGCAGGCAGTGACAGGTCAGGAAACTGCACCAGAACAACACCGGCAACCATCGAGACAAAACCACCGAGCAACATGCGCCCGATAAACAGACGCGGGTGATGGGTTCACCACCGGCAAGCACCTTGCCGACAACAATCAGCACCCCAATCATGAAAAGCGACAGAACGCTTTTTTCTTCTGCTGTCATGCGTTACTCCCACAGATTGACAGTTTCAGCCACGGGCGCGGTCTGAACGTCGGGCAGTTCGACGGCGGTGCCGTGCGGCAGCACGCCATTCACCCACGGCAACCAGAACGGCAGCAGTTCGCGTTTTTTCGCGGCCTTCAGCTCTTTTGAATAAATTGCTTTCAGTGTGCGCTGGTCTACGGCGAGCTTAACCAGCATCTGCTCATAGACAGTTGCATGTCGCAGCGGGCTGCTTCCCGCTGCGCGGTCATCGCTGCCGAGACCCGCATCATGTGGCGCTGTGCGGGACTCGTCATCGGTTACGCTCCCGGCTCTGCGGTCGCTTTAGCCGGTGTGGAGAAATCACCGACCTTAATTTTCTCCACCAGACAACCGGCTGCATAGTCTTCCACCACGTAATCAATGTTCATTGACTCGTAGTTCTCCACGCGGTCGAGTTTCGGGTTTTCCACAATCACGCGGCGATGGCTGTCATCCATGTAGTAGATGGACAGGTTTTCCAGCTTCGTGATGAGCATCGCATCCGCCGGGAAGTACGGGACGCGTACCGCCGGCAGGTTACCGATGCGTTTCTGGCTGATGATGACATCAGCGGCCAGCATTTCGCTGTTGTCCTGCTCTTTGTTGACGATGGGGAAATACTTGTCCGCCAGTAGCTGACGTCCCACAATCACCACAAGGTCAGGGTCTTCCTGATACCACGGTTCAATCAGGTTGTTGGTCGCATCCATCACCAGTGCATCAAGGCTGGCATAATCGCCGCCCTTACCCACGCGGATAACCTCAGAGGTGGTGCGCCCTTCCTCGTCAGTGACCTTGCTCATCACGCGCGCCGGGGCTTCATTGCGGTATTTCTGCAACCAGCCGACCGCCACATCCTGCAACATCGGATTGCTGCTGCGGTCAGAAGTTTCGGCACGCTTCACGCCGTTAAAACCGGCCATGATGAAATCAAGGGACTGGCGTTTGATAATGGCGTTACGGACACGGAGCTGGAAATCCTGATAACGCGCCCACAGGTCAAGCGTTTTGTAGCGGATATAAAAATCGAAGTTAATCTGGTCGCATTCGTACTTGTTAGACGCCAGCTTCGAGAAGTCCTTCGGCTGACGCTCAGTGCCACCGGCGGTGTCGGTGGTGCTGGCGATGGAGCCGGTGACACCGATGCCAATTTTTTCCCCTTTCATTTCGCTGACCGGCACAATGTTGATGCGGGTCAGAAAGTCAGAGGACTCCTGCATGGTGTTCATCAGGGTCTGGGTGACCGACGGTTCAACGGTGAATTTTTTCGACACATCACCGGCGTCGATGCCGTTCAGTTCGGCAACACGGGACAGGTAGGCATTAAATTTAAAGCGGGTTTCCTGGCGCTAATGCCAGTCAGTTAAGCAACTGACTGGCTCTTTTTCGGGGCTGTGGGGTATTTCCAGGGCCTCTCCTTTACCACTCTCGGGAAGGCCCTTTCCCTTCTCGTCGGTAATTTCACAAGTTGTCCCATACTTGCAAGATCGCGCATCAGCTCCGGTATACGTCCCGGTGAAGCGCCCTGCAATGTCATCAGCATTCTCATCACCATTCCGCATGATTCTGAGAAACTCAGTTGATTCGGCCAGTAACCTTTCAGATGTTCCGCCATTTTAATCATCTGATATCTCACCAGATTATAAGCCAGTAAGACACCCCACAGCTCTTGCTCCACAAGCTCCGGCTTTTTACTTCTCAGCGTCAGCCTGCTCAGTTGCATCGTCTGTTTTATCTCCCTGTATCCCAGTTCGATTTCCCAGCGATGACTGTACAGATCCGCCATTTCTCCTCCGGGGAAGCGCATGGCGTCCGTCATCGACGTCAGCAGATGGCAGACTTTTCCTTTGCGCGTCACGGTCAGCAGGCGGGCTGTCACTTCATTTCCCAGTCCCGGCCACTTTTTTCGTGCCTGCGGGCTGGTTTTCAGCTTCACCAGATGATCGCCTTTACCCAGTTTTCTGAACTCTTCATATTGCGCTCCCTTTCTGAGAGGTATCATCCAGTGGCGGTGTTCTCCCGCCAGGCTCCAGGCATTTAACAGTCCCAGTGAGTAATAACCTTTATCCATTAACGTCAGAGTGTTATCGCCGGTTTGTTCTATAAGTTGCTCAGCAAGCTCATTTTCGCTGTTCTTCATCGTGCCGAAGGCTGCAGCCGTCAGCAGATGGCTGGTCAGTTCCATCTGGCAGACCATTTTGACCTGCGGGTAGAGCGCCGGGTTCCCGGCATGTGTCTGGCGGGGGAAGGCTGCATCGTTCTCTGGTGTATCCGGTGTGCGCCAGAACACACCATCGATGGCCAGCAGGGTCAGGCCGCACCAGTGCGGATGCGGCGTGGCGTTATGCCAGAGCTGCGCTGTTTTCGTGAACACGCGGCGGACAGCCTCACTTCCCAGGCGCTGGCGGGCCTGAATAACGGCACTGGGGGCAACGAAGGGGCGATTGCCCGGCAGCATGATGTCCAGGCGATTCACAATCTGGTGAAGAGGTTCTTTACGCTCAAGCGCCATGCCAACAATACACCAGACCATCATTTCGAGGGGAAGACGGCGCTTGCGTAGCGTTACAGTACCTGATTCGGCAAGGCAACGAGAGATGAGTTCGGGGTCGAGGTAATCCCCAGAGAAGTCAGTGGGTTACGCAGAGAATCGTAACGGGATACCAGATCAAGAGCCTGTCCAATGTGCATAAAAAAATCCGGAAACAAGTGAGCGTTTCCGGATTCTTACACAGCCACTGGATCGGTCAACTGATCCTTAACTGATCGGCATTAGGTTTCCTGGCGCATAGTTTTTCCTGAAATTAAGGGTTAATCGTGAAGGTTTTCCCGGACTGACTGACGCCGGTCAGCAGTTCGTCATCAGGGCGTCACCGCCACCGCCGGTGGCTTTGCTGCGGCGCTGCTGGGTCAGACTTTCGGTGCTGTCGAGACTGTTTTTCAGGCGGGTGAATGCCTGGCCGGTTTCATCCGCCCTGTCAGTCACATCCTGCTTAAGTGCGGAAAAGGCGGTTTCCATCTCAGCGAGGCGCTGCTCAGTGGCGCTCAGTTTTTCCTGCACATGTTCAGCAACAGCGGTCACCGCTTCATGCACGTCATTCAGGCGGGCGTCATCGCTGGCCTGTTTGCGGCCAAAAATGGACTTCACCTTTTCGGTCAGGGCGGTGAACACGGTTTCAGGCAGGTCTTCAAATTCCAGCTCAACGGGCGTTGCCACTGAAATAAGGTTCTCAGGGCTTAATTTGAAGCGGTTCAGAGGGTTGTGTTTTGCCGTGCGGCAGAACTCCAGATATTCCGTGCCGAGGCTTGCCGGGTCATCGGTGACGGCCAGCCCCACCAGATAACATTTGCCGGTGTTGGCAAAGTTCGGCTGAATTTCCATTGAGGTGTAGACCTTCTGCGCGGCCTTGTTCATCGCGATAAGGTCATCGGTCGGGGTGATTTTCGCAAACAGCGCCCATTTGCCTTTCAGCGCCGAATCGTCATCAATCTTTTCGGCCTTCAGTTCGACCACATCGCCATAACGTTTAAAAATACCGTCAGGCAGGATGCCGCGCAGATGTTCCAGGTTAATGCGGCAACCATAGACACGCGGGTCAAAGGTTTCGGCCATTTCCTGAATATCCTGCGCACTGATGACACGCCCGTCACAGGTGTCACCCTCAACGCCGATACGAAAGAATTTTGAGACTTTTTTTGCCATTGTCAGGAGTCCTGAATAGTGATTAGAGGAGTCACATGTCGGCATCAGTTTCCCGACGATGCGCATCCTCCGCCATCAGTCCCGGATGGCTTATCACTGACACAACAGCACCTTAGCGAATCGCGGGGCGCGACTCAGTAGCCTTGCCGTGTATTCATCACGGCGAGGTATTCATGACCATCACCACAGACACCACTCTTTTGCACGACCCGCGTCGTCAGGCGGCGCTGCTGTACTGGCAGGGGTTTTCCGTGCCGCAGATTGCCGCCATGTTGCAGATGAAACGCCCGACGGTGCAGAGCTGGAAACAGCGCGACGGCTGGGACAGCGTTGCCCCCATCAGCCGTGTCGAAATGAGTCTGGAAGCGCGGCTGACCCAGCTCATTATCAAACCGCAGAAAACCGGCGGTGACTTCAAGGAAATTGACCTGCTGGGACGCCAGATTGAACGACTGGCGCGGGTCAACCGCTACAGTCAGACCGGCAACGAGGCAGACCTTAATCCGAACGTCGCTAACCGCAACAAAGGCGGGCGTCGCAAACCGAAAAAGAATTTTTTCAGTGACGAAGCCATCGAAAAGCTGGAGCAGATTTTCTTTGAGCAGTCTTTCGAATATCAGTTGCACTGGTATCGCGCCGGGCTTGAGCACCGCATCCGCGATATCCTGAAATCCCGCCAGATTGGCGCGACGTTTTATTTTTCCCGCGAGGCGCTGCTGCGCGCCCTGAAAACCGGTCATAACCAGATTTTTCTGTCGGCCAGTAAAACACAGGCGTATGTGTTCCGCGAATACATCATCGCCTTTGCCCGGCTGGTTGACGTTGACCTGACCGGTGACCCGATTGTCCTGGGCAATAACGGCGCAAAACTGATTTTTCTCGGCACCAACTCCAACACCGCGCAGAGCCATAACGGCGACCTGTACGTCGACGAGATGTTCTGGATCCCGAATTTTCAGGTACTGCGTAAGATGGCATCAGGTATGGCCTCACAGAGTCACCTGCGCTCGACCTATTTCTCCACCCCGTCCACGCTGGCGCACGACGCCTACCCGTTCTGGTCGGGTGAACTGTTTAACCGGGGACGCGCCAGCGCCGCCGAACGCGTGGAAATCGACATCAGTCATAACGCCCTTGCCGGTGGGCTTCTCTGTGCGGACGGCCAGTGGCGGCAGATTGTCACCATTGAGGACGCCCTGAAAGGTGGCTGCACGCTGTTCGACATTGAGCCGCTTAAACGCGAAAACAGCGCCGACGATTTTAAAAACCTGTTCATGTGTGAATTTGTTGACGACAAGGCATCGGTATTCCCGTTCGAGGAGCTGCAACGCTGCATGGTCGACACGCTGGAAGAATGGGAAGACTATGCGCCGTTTGCCGCCAATCCGTTCGGCTCCCGACCGGTATGGATTGGTTACGACCCGTCACACCGTGGCGACAGCGCCGGATGCGTGGTACTGGCACCGCCGGTGGTGGCCGGTGGCAAATTCAGAATACTTGAGCGTCACCAGTGGAAAGGTATGGACTTTGCCACCCAGGCGGAATCCATCCGCAAACTCACCGAAAAATACAACGTCGAATACATCGGTATTGATGCCACCGGCCTCGGTGTCGGCGTGTTCCAGCTTGTGCGCTCGTTCTATCCCGCCGCGCGCGACATCCGCTACACGCCGGAAATGAAAACCGCAATGGTGCTCAAGGCAAAAGACGTTATCCGCCGTGGCTGTCTGGAATATGACGTCAGCGCCACCGACATCACCAGCTCGTTCATGGCTATCCGCAAGACCATGACCAGCAGCGGACGCAGGCCACCTATGAGGCCAGCCGCAGCGAGGAAGCCAGCCACGCCGACCTCGCCTGGGCGACCATGCACGCCCTGTTAAATGAGCCACTCACCGCCGGTATCAGCACTCCGCTGACATCCACCATTCTGGAGTTTTACTGATGAGCAAGAAAAAAGGGAAAACACCGCAACCTGCGGCAAAAACAATGACCGCCAGCGCCCCGAAAATGGAGGTATTCACCTTTGGTGAGCCGGTGCCGGTACTCGACCGCCGTGACATTCTGGATTACGTCGAATGCATCAGTAACAGCAGATGGTATGAGCCACCAATCAGCTTTACCGGTCTGGCAAAAAGCCTGCGTGCTGCCGTGCATCACAGCTCACCGATTTACGTCAAACGTAATATTCTGGCTTCAACGTTTATCCCGCACCCGTGGCTGTCCCAGCAGGATTTCAGCCGCTTTGTGCTGGATTTTCTGGTGTTCGGTAATGCGTTTCTGGAAAAGCGTTACAGCACCACCGGTAAGGTCATCAGACTGGAAACCTCACCGGCAAAATATACCCGCCGTGGCGTGGAGGAGGATGTTTACTGGTGGGTGCCGTCCTTTAACGAGCCGACAGCCTTCGCGCCCGGATCCGTGTTTCACCTGCTGGAGCCGGATATTAATCAGGAGCTGTACGGTCTGCCGGAATATCTCAGCGCCCTTAATTCTGCCTGGCTGAATGAGTCGGCCACGCTGTTCCGCCGCAAGTATTACGAAAACGGCGCTCATGCCGGATATATCATGTACGTCACTGATGCCGTGCAGGATCGCAACGATATCGAAACGCTTCGCGAAAACATGGTGAAGTCGAAAGGCCGCAACAACTTTAAAAACCTGTTTCTCTATGCCCCACAGGGAAAAGCCGACGGCATTAAAATTATCCCGCTCAGTGAAGTGGCAACGAAGGACGATTTTTTTAATATCAAAAAAGCCAGCGCCGCTGACCTGCTTGACGCGCACCGCATCCCCTTTCAGTTGATGGGCGGCAAGCCGGAGAACGTCGGGTCGCTGGGTGATATTGAGAAAGTGGCAAAGGTCTTTGTCCGCAATGAGCTTATCCCGTTACAGGACAGGATCCGCGAGATAAACGGCTGGCTCGGTCAGGAGGTCATCCGCTTTAAAAACTACTCACTGGACACTGACAACGGCTGAACATCGCCGCCTGCGGGCGGCTTTTTTACATCCCGTCATCACGCCCTCACACGCTCACCACAGCACAAAACAGCCCGCAGACACACCAACACCCCAACGGGCAGACTAAGCGCCGTCACGACGCGCTGAGACGCTGAAAAAATAAAATCAGCACCACCGCCAGCGCGCAGTGCTTTCCCCGCCTCGCCCGCCCGCTTCATGGGTCGGTTTGAATGCAGTTGAATTACAACTACCAAACCAAGCAATCCCTACTATTACGCAGAAAATGCATACTGAAATACCTCGTGCAAATTGATGCAGCTAAGTATGCATAGGTTTTATGCCTCAACGTATACGTTATCAAACAGAGCCCTGTTCAAAAACAGTATCAAAATATGGTAGGAGAGGATAAGCACACAGAAAGAAAATCAGGATGCATGCATATGTCGTTGTTTCATCGTAACAAGCATTAGTATATAAATTACCATGTGCTAATTTATGTCTTAAGGTTGCCCCACTCTTTCTGTTAAAAAGAACATCGATAGTCAAAACAAGATTTTTAGAAAAGATACTTTCCAAATCATCTCTGCATTTATCTAAATAGCTGCGCTTAATACCGCTACACTTTTGCCAGTCCAT